GGTTAGTGGTTAAAAAATCAACTAATTGCTGGAATAACGGCAATAACGCAATGCCAACTTCCTCAGATACTTGCTTAAAGCCAACGCGCATAATGTCGCTGGCGTTGGCAGTTGCCTCAGCAGTGCCGCCCACCTGAGTCTCGATGGCCTTTAAGATCATGTCTTGCGCTTCTAGCGTTTTGCCAGAATTTACAAGGGTATCTATCAGCTTCTTTTCTTCGGCTGTAAAAGTAATGCCCGACTTGGTTAGGGCTGTTATTCCTTTAATCGGGTCGTTAAGTGCTTTACCAAGTTGTACGGCGTTCATTTCGGCTTCGCCAAAACCTGCCGCCGCCATGTCTATTGCTGCCGCTGTTGCCCGGTCAAAAGCGCCACCAACTACATCGGCACTGGCCGCCAATTCCTTAAATGTCAGCAACTTAGCCTGGGTAAGTTTAATTGAGTTAGCATCAACACCTGTGGCCAGGGCTGTTTTCTTAGCAAGATCCACCAAGCGATTGGTTACATTCTGAGTTTCATCACCATACAAGCCCATTGACTCAGCAATGTTGAGTATTCGAGCGTTAGCAGTTTCGGCTTCCTCGCCAGCCTTAACAAAAGCAAAGGCCGCGCCACCGACTGCACCAGCAAGGATTGCTGTTTTCTTGAATGCTTTATCAACCGACTTGCCAAATTTTCCAATTTTCTTTTGGGCAGACTCTAGGCCTTTGTTAAAATCAGTGAGATCAGCAAGCAGGCTGAGTTTGAGTGTGCGTGTATCGGCCATTATTTGCCCCAACTATCTAAAACATTATTAACGGCATTCATCCATCGCCTGGTGATCTCTGGCTGCATTGCTTTAACTGTTGGGAATATCCAATATCCTCGATTGCCGCGACCCTCCCGAGGTGTGCGAGGTGGAAATCTAAAGCCACCATTGGGAAATGCTGACAGACTGCCTTTAGCATTACGCTCGCCACCAAATTCATTTCCAAATAGCAGCTGCCCGGCATTAGCACCACCCGATGCGCGCCCTTTAGATCCTCCGATGGTCACAGTTGGCAAGCGATCACGACCATAGCGCACAGTCTGAGCAACAACGGCGGCTTGCTTAGGCATTGGCGAAAATCCAAAGGCTGCCTGCTTAATGCCAGTGGCAGTCCAAGCACTGATGCTTGCCACGTCGTCTTTTAACTTATTGTTAGCATCGGCATCAAGTCGCTTCAAGGCCTCAAACACATTGCCAAGATCGCGTGTGTCAGCCTTGATGCTAATAGTTTCGCGGACTGCCACCTTTGTTCCTTTCCAATATCTCTAACACCGTTAATAGATCCTCGGCTTGCCTTTGTTCCCAGATACCTGGATCAGTCCCAGTGGCCACCGCTATCTCAAGGATTAACCTTTGCAGGCTTCCTACTTCGTGACTTTTGGGTCATCCTCAGCCACCTCAATCATTTCGATTGAGTTGATCCATCCGTCAAAAGGTTTTGGATTCTGGCCTGTGCGCTTTAGTACCGCATGAGCCAAGAATGCCAAGTCCTCCATTCCGATTCCAGCTGATAGATCACTAATCTTGCGGCCACTATGCCTTTCCCAATGGATAAAATCTGGGACAAAGGCTGCAACTTGCGAGACTTCGTTATCTGTTGTTGTTATTTTCAGTTGTATTTTCATAATGGTTGCCCTGTTCTCTCAATTAAGCCCGGGTGACTGTACCCTGTGCGACTACCAAATCCACTGTGGTTGTTAGCACATCGACTGCGCCACCGCCTGCGGCTGGGTAGTTAGGAAAACATGAGCCAGTAAAAGTTGAGCCATTAGCATCGAATGAGAATGCCACTGCTGTATCTGGTGCGCTGGCTGTTGCATCCCAAAGCGCATCGCATAATGAGCCAACTGAGCCCCAGTCTGCGTACATTTCGACTGACAGTGTGGCCATCTGGTCAATGGTCTTGTAAGCGCGCTCGGCAAGCACCTCAAGTGTTGCCTGGTTGCTTTCAACTGTCAGAGTCACTGTTGATGCTTGCGCATCGTATGAGTCTGAATCTATGGTCAGGGTCAAATCCCTGCCGGTGATGTAGGTTGCCATGAGGCTGACCCTTTCTGTTAGGTGTTCGTTGTGCCTAACTCAATGTTGAGTTGGCTGATAAGCATTTCGGCATTTCCGATTTGCTGGACTGTTGGCTGTGACCATCCACCAAGGAATGCAATATTCCCAGATAATAGGCCAGTAACTGATAAAATTAAAGTTTCAATGTTGGCCAAGGCTGCCTGATTGTCTTGCGCGTTTACAATGCAAGTGATGTCAAAACGCACCGCTAGGCGCGATCCACCAATGGCAGTTACTGAGATGTATGGCGAGCCTGGCACAAGCACAATGGCTGGTGGCGTTATGTTCTCATTTGGCCATGCGTAAACTACCCGGCCAGCAGCTGCAAGAGTTGCGGCAAGGTTCGCCCGGTAGGTGGCCAGATTAGCCAAGATAACCCCTGGTATCTAAGTGCTTGCCAAGTAGCCCTGAAACTCTGGTCAGCATTGAGCGACCTAAGCGATACGGAGCAGGGCTCTGGAAGTCCACACCAGACTGGCCAAGTGTGCCAGTGCGTGTGATCCAAATGTCGGCTGCAACGGCTAAGGCTGCTTCTCTGACCTCTGGAGTGGCATCGTATAAGGCCGCTTGGCTCGTCAGGACTGCTCGCCCGTTAGGAATGACCATGCGCTTAGTAACATCGGCATTGGTGATTGCGGCCTCAAAGAATGTCACGCCGTATTCGTCATGGCCTGACTTAGTGACTGTGCGCGATCCGTCAAAAGGTGCGCCGCATCCAGTTACGGTCAAAGCCTGGCCAGCCACGAATGTGTTGTCATAGCAATAAAATCTTGCCACATTGTCGGTTAGTGATACGCCTTTGATCGATACATCGTCGAAAATCAAATACGACAGAATGATGTTTTCCGCGCTATCAGCTACAACCTGGACAATGGCATCGGCGTAAACATCGCCAATTCCCAAAACACTCTTGAGTTCAGCAAGTGTGATCAGTGCCATTGTTTAATCCTTTTCTATGTTGGTGTGTGGGGGACACAGGGCCGCATCCCCCACACTTCTAACTAACGCTGACTAGGTCAGGTTAAAGCGGCGTACTCCACCGGCAACCAAAACGCCACAGGCTAGGTAGCCATATAGCATTGTTTCGATTTGTCCGTTAGCAACCACGTTTGTGGACATGCGTAGGATCGGTGATTCGTAGATTGCAACTGCTGATGGTGTGACAATGAATGCCGACTCATCGATTGTGGTTGCAACTGCATTTGGATCTACATAAAGGTCAAGTCCAAGCACGTTGCCGCGTAGGCTCTGTGGGCCTGCAACACCGCCATTGTTCATTGGGTTATATGCGTTGTAAATTGGGCGACCAGTTGTATCGGTTGCACCCATTAACAATGACCACTGTGAAGTGCCTGCAATGTAAGCGCTTGGCAATTCGCCAGTTGCTAGGTAAGCAGCAGGTGCTTCGGTAGATACATAGGAAATAATGCCTGCGCTGGTTGCGGCTACTGCTGTGGCTTGTGTTCCACCTGCAGTTAGTGCTGCGATAACTGCTGAGTCAGTTGCCTTGTTGTATTGCCTAGACATGTTATCAACCATCGCTTGGAAGAAGTCAGGTGTGCTTCTTTCCAATAACTCAAGGCTGTAAGTCTGCATGCCGCTGTACTTGGAAACATCCAAATTTACAAAACTGGAAACAATACCTTGTTCTGGAGTTGCGGCAGCCTCGGCACTTTCCTCAACTAAACCACTGGTTGTAATTTTCGGATGTGAAATCACCATTCCAGATGATGTAATGGCGCGTGAGCCAATTGCATCAATGGCTGGTCGCGATCCAATTGATGTGTCAATAACGCTATTAACGTACTGAACCTGTGTGAACGCCGGGTTGGTCGTAAAACTGTCATCGGCGGCCATTACATACTGGGCTGAATCATGATTGCCCATTGTTGCCTTGATCTTATGCTCCAGGTATGTTGCCTGGCTGTTGATTGGTGAACGAGGCTTTGAATAAGCCACTGGTGCTGCGGCAGTAACAACCGCTGCTGCGGTCACTTCATCTGCCACTGGTGCGGTTGTTTCTTCCACTGTGATCTCCTGTGGTTGTTCCTCGGCGGCGATTTCCGCTTCGGTGGTTTCTGGGGTTTCCTCGGTAGCTGCTACCTCAAGGATTTGGGCATCTTTGAATGCTGGGTTTGTGACATGGGCTACGGCTTCCATATTGGCTGAGGCCACTACCATCACGCCCTTTTCGATTGTGTACTCATTGACTTTGGCCTCAATGCTAAATGCCGGGCGCAATCCCTCGGCGGCTTCGACAAGTGCATCATTGCCAGCGTTGGTTGGCGCGATCTTAAAGGCCATAGATATCCCTGCTGGACTAACTTCAAGACTCCCACCGATGCCTTTACCGAGGGGACGAGTTCTGTCATGTTCGCTATTAAGCACAATTAGGCTTGGATCAATGTCACCAAATGCGCCAAATTCAAATCGCACTGGGCCAGCTGATGTGTTGCCGACTTTGCTAAATGGGACTACAAGGCCCTTGATTGTTCGGGTTTCTACATTGGCGGCCAATACTTGACCCTCGAAATTAAGTAGCATTTGGGTTGCCTCTCGGTGCTAGATCCATCTCGGCTCTGGCTTCATCAATGCTGATGATGCCTGCCTCAAGCATGGCTGTCATTACTTGTATTTCCTCTAATGGGTTACCGCGTAGGTACTCATCAAGATCAAATCGCACAACTTGGCCTCTTGGCGTAATGTCATTCATGCTCAATCGCTCAGATATGCAACTCATGAAAGGCTTGAGGCTAAAGTCCACTAGGCTACGTCGCTCCTGGCTCACGTTGGAATAAGTCGCGCTAGCTGACTCGGCATTAATGTACCAGGCAGGAATGTTGCACATTCGCGCAATTTCCGCGGCTGTGTTCAGCCTAGACTCGGTCAGCTGCATTTGGCCTGCATCGTATCCAAAGGTTGTCACATCCAATGGGCCAGATAGGTAAGCCGTTGAGCGTGTTGCACGGGCTTGCTTCCATTGAGCCAACAGGCTTGAGACTTGCTCTGGTGGCAGATCCACGCCTGAATTCTTAATGACCATTGTTGGATTAGGCTCACTAGCCATTCGCTGGACTGCTTCCTCAAGTTTTAAGGCTGTGGAGATTGTGCGGCCACCTCGGTTAAGAATGCCCTCATCAATGCCACTAAACATGATCAGCGAGTTCACACCAGTTGCTGGCATTAGTTCGCCCTCGATGTAAAAGCCGTTGACAATCTCTTGAGTGTTTAAATCAGTTGTAAAAGTGACCCGAGTTGGATCAATGCGGCGCGCCTCAGTTGGTCTGCCATCTTCGGGGCTAACTGCCAACACTTGCCAAAATGAGCGGCCATGAAATAGCAGATCCTCAACTGTCCAAGCCATTGTGACGATTAGCGGCAGTGCTGGGTCAGGCTGCTTTAGAATACTGCGGCCCTCAATTTGGGCATAGGTGATTTCGTTGTATGCCTTTAGGCCAAGGCTTGCGATTGTGCCTGCAATGATGTTGCGCGCCCGAGCCACTGCTGGCACTTGCATTGCACTTGAGCGATCAACCCTGAAAGTGTTAAAAGGTGTGAAATAAGCATCTTGGTAAAACGGAATTGCTATGCCTGCCCGGGCCTCAAC